CAGGGCGAACTATCTGATCGCCTTACGCAGTTCCAACTGCAAGAATTCAAGCGCAAGCGCGAGGAAGAACTAGCATCTAAACTGAGGGCAGAACAAGCCCGTAAAGCATTGATGGGTGCATACGTTCAACCACAAGCAGGAACTCCTGAACTTCCACCAACAACATACGGCTATGAAGATGTTGCAGTACCCGGAACCTACGGCGTAGAAGGGAGAGCAGCAACGCCAGCAAGGTACGATTTGTCTAAGGTTGCTCCAGCATTGATGTCTGGTGCGTATGGACAAGAAGGATTAAGTTTGCTAACTCAAATGCTGCAAATGGAGAAACTTGGAAGGCCAGAATTCCACGCATTGCCTGAAGGTTCTACGGGTGTTGTATATGATCCATCATCACAAGGATTTAAGAAAGTTGCTGAAGGCGCTCCTAAAGATGTTAAGACTACAGATTATAGTAATTGGGTTTTAGCTGGAAAGCCCGGAACATTCCAAGAATGGATTGCTAACAAAGACCAAACATCGGATTATAAAAATTGGGCATTAGCTGGAAAGCCCGGAACATTTCAAAATTGGCTTAAAGAAAGCAAAAAACCTCTTGTTGTAATGACAGAAGGACAAAAAGGATTTGAAAATACTTCTGCTTTGAAAAAGCAATTTGGTGGTGAGCCAATTTATAAAGAATATGCAGATATTGCATTAGCACATCCTCAAGTTTTATCATCTATTAAGCAAGACACGCCAATAGGAGATACTGCTGCTGCAACAAAAATTATGAAATTGCTTGATCCGGGTTCTGTTGTTCGTGAAACAGAATTGGGAATGGCAATGGCTGCAACAGGAAAAATGGATCGTTTAAAAAATTATATGGAACTTTCTATTTCTGGAAAGAAACTTACAGATAAACAGCGTGTAGATTTTGAAAATCTTGCAAATCAATTGTATAACGCTGCTGCACAAGCCTATAATGAAAAACGTAATGAATATGTAAATCTGGGAAAAGGATTTGGATTAAATACGGATTTGGCTTTAGGAAAACCTGCAAAAGTTTTTAGTTTAGAAACACCTTTGCCTATTGATTTGTCTAGTAGGGCTAGACAAGAACTTGAGCGCCGTAAAAGGGGCCAATAATGGATTTATCTAAATTATCTGATAAAGACCTAGAAGCATTATCAAATAACGATTTAGCATCAATGTCTGATGCTGGATTAAAAATGCTTTCTGGAACTATTGAAGAACCAAAAAAGACAAAACAGCAAATTATTAAAGAAGCAATGACGCCTCCTGAAATGCCAACAATGGGTGTTGGTCGTGCTGGCGATCTGTTGCGTCAACTTGGGCTAACTGCTCGTATTGGCATTACTGGTGCAACTGCAATTCCTGCGCTTCTTTCCGAGCCTATTGCTGCTGTTTTTGGCAAGCCAAATCAGGCGGCTCAACTTCAAAAGTTGATGACACAAATTGGAATACCAGAAGCTGTAACTCCACAAGAAAGAATTGTTCAAGATGTTGGTAGCGCACTTTCTGGTATTGTTGCACCTGCAAGCATTGCTCAAAAAATGCCTTCTGCTGCTCAACGGTTTTTGACTGAAAACCTTGGAACACAAGCTGTTGCGGCGGCCTCTGGTGCTTTGGCTTCTGGATCGGCGCGTGAATCTGATATTGGCCCGGGTGGGCAAATGCTTGCTGGCACTTTGGGCGCAATGGGTGGTGGCAGTGGTGCAGCTCTTAGCCCTGCTGTTTCTCGTGGTGTCAAAGAGATAGTTCGCCCGTTTACGCAAGCTGGTAGAGAAGTAATAACTGGAAATGTGTTGCGCTCATTGGCGACTGATGCTGAAAAAGCAATTGAAGCTGGTGCTAAGTACACTCCAACAGTCCCCGGCTACCAGCCAACAACAGCACAAGCAACCCGTGATATTGGCTTGATTTCTGCTGAGACAGCTATTCGCGGCTTGGATGTTGGCAAGGCAAAGTTTGGAGTTCAAGGAATTGAAGCCAATCGCGCAAGGATGGCAATCTTAGATCGTCTTGCTAAAGACGAGGGAACTTTGCAGTCTGCAATTGTAAAGCGCAATGAAGTTACTTCGCCAATGCGTGAAAATGCTTTTGCTCAATCAACTGTTGACCCTGAGACATTCAAAAGTGCAGTGACATTGACCGTCAATAAAACGATTGACGATATTCTTGCATCCCCTGCTGGAAAGCGATCAACAGTTCAGTCTGTTATGGATGATGCTCGTTCTGACATTGGTCGCGCATCTACACCTCAAGAACTGTACGAGATTCGTAAAGACTTGAGAGCCGCTGCTCAAGGGTTGTTAGACAAGTCTTCTAAGAATGGCCCTAGTTCTGGCGCTTACAAAGTCGCTAAGGATGAACTAGACCAAGTTATTCGATCTGTTGACGATGCCATTGAATCTGCTGCTCCGGGGTACAAAGATTACCTTCGTAAATACTCACAATCAAGCAAAGGAATTGAACGCCTTGAAGCCGCACAAGAGTTCAAAGGCAAAGTGTTGTCAACAACACCAGACCCTTCTAGTGGTGAATACTTGATTTCGCAACCATCTTTTGTTCGTGCTATTCGTTCAGCAGAGAAAGATACAAAACTGTCTAATACTCAATTGGCTGTTTTGAAGAAAGTTGCCGCTGATCTTGATTCTGGTGTTCTGGCTCGTGGTGTTAAAGTTCCCGGCTCTGATACATTTAAAAACATGAGTACAGCAAACATTATTGGGGGCATTATTGGAAAGCAAATATATGGAGATGTTCCTCCTGCTTTTTCTAAAATGATGGCTCCAATGAATTGGCTTTATAACGGAACTGATGATGTAATTAGAGAATTGATTGTTGATGCAATGCTTGATCCTAAATTGGCATCTCGCCTAATGGCTAAAGCATCTGTGGTGTCTATTGAGCCACTAAGTAAAGAACTTCAAAGAAAAGCTATGGCATTAGGCTATGGTGCAACTTTTGGATTAACGGAGTAAATCATGGCAAAGACCAAAATCAGCGAGTACAGCAGTACCGCTGGCAATAATACAGACATTAACAGTATTAACTTAGCGGAGGGAATGGCTCCTAGCTTGGTCAACAATGCCATCCGTCAGTTGATGGCTCAACTTAAAGATTTTCAAGTTGGAACTGCTGGTGATTCTTTTACTGTTGGTGGCAATCTTTCCGTTACTGGAACATCTACTCTGACTGGCGCAATCACAGCAACCGCTGGCGTATCAGGCCCAATCACAACATCATCTGCCGCAATTTCTGGTGGAACTATAAATGGCGCTGTTATTGGTGGCTCATCTCCTCAAGCGATTACTGGCACAACTATCACTTCTAACTCTGGCTTTGTTGGCGCTCTTACTGGCAACGTAACTGGCAACGTCACAGGCAATACAACTGGTACGCATACTGGTGCAGTCACTGGTAATGTCACTGGCAATCTGACTGGTAACGTAACATCGTCTGGTACTTCCACATTCTCCAATGTAACCATCACTGGTACGCTGGATATGGACTCTGGTACTGTTGGCACGATTACTGGACTTGCAACGCCTTCTAACTCTACCGATGCTGCAACAAAGGCATACGTTGACGCTGTTGATACAGCCAAGCTAAATCTGTCTGGCGGCACAATGTCAGGCAACATTGCTATGGGTGGCAACAAGGTAACTGGCCTTGGAACACCGACAAGTGATGCTGATGCTGTTACCAAGTCTTATGTTGACGCAATTGCTCAAGGCATTGATGCTAAAGCCTCTTGCGTGGCGGCTACAACTGCAAACATCACTCTGTCTGGCACTCAGACCATTGATGGTGTTGCTGTGATTGCCAACGACAGAGTTCTAGTCAAGGATCAGACAACTGCATCGCAAAACGGCATATATGTTGTTTCCGCAAGCACTTGGACTCGTGCAACCGATGCAGACGTATGGTCTGAGTTGGTATCTGCATATACATTCATTGAAGGTGGAACGACAAACGGTTCTAACGGTTTTTATTGCACTGTTGCAGCAGGCGGTACGCTTGGCTCTACCTCTGTAACTTGGACGCAATTTTCTGGCGCTGGTCAGATTACGGCTGGCACTGGAATGACAAAAACAGGGAATACCCTGAATGTCAATACAGCAAGTTCTAGTCGAATTGTTGTAGGCGCTGACGAAATTGATCTGGCAACGACTGGTGTAACGGCATCCACATACAAGTCAGTCACTGTTGACCAGTGGGGTCGCGTTACTGCTGGCACGAACCCAACAACCATTTCTGGATACGGCATCACTGACGCATATACCAAGACTGAGATTGATACTACCACCTCTGGTTTACTTTCTAAGTCTGGTGGAACGATGACGGGTAACATCGTCATGGGTTCCAATAAAGTCACATCAACGGCTACACCAACGACTGACGACGATCTGACTCGCAAGGCTTATGTTGACGGAATCTTAGGCTCTGCAACCAGCGCAGCAACTAGCGCAGCAGCAGCGGCAACAAGTGCCACAAATGCCGCTACAAGCGCCACAAACGCCTCTACAAGCGCAGGTGAAGCAGCGTCTAGTGCATCGGCAGCAGCAGCCTCTTACGACTCGTTTGATGACCGTTATCTCGGTTCAAAGGCAACTGCGCCAACATTAGACAACGATGGCGGCACATTGCTTGAGGGTGCAATCTACTGGAACTCGACATCAAAAACTTTGTGGGTTTGGAATGGTTCTGCATGGGTTCAAGCAACGCTGACTGCTGGCAGTTTTGCAACACTGACTGGTGTAGAAACGCTGACAAACAAAACCCTGACCAACCCTACTTTAACAACTCCAACATTGGGTACACCCGCATCTGGGACATTAAGCAATTGCACTGTTGATGGGACTGACTCTGTTGGTTTTAGGAATATCCCACAAAACTCTCAATCTTCTGCGTACACTTGTGTCCTAGCTGATGCTGGAAAGCACATCTACCATCCAGCTACGGATGCCAACGCCCGGACATTCACAATCCCAGCTAATAGTTCTGTGGCGTATCCAATTGGAACAGCAATCACATTTGTGAACATGACAAGTCAAGTGGTGACAATTGCGATCACTACAGACACGATGTATTTGTCTTCTGCTGGCACAACAGGCTCTCGCAGTTTGGCGCAATATGGTTCTGCCACTGCGCTCAAAATCACATCAACATCTTGGATCATTTCCGGGAGCGGTTTGACATGAGTGGCGCACTTCAAGCTGTTTTTCAAAATCAACGCAGTTTCATTGTCACAGCGTCAACAGTTGACATTCTTCTGGTCGCTGGAGGAGGCGGTGGAGGTCAGGGCAGACCCACTGGAGGTGGCGGTGGTGGCGGTGGAGCTGGCGGTTTTCGTCAACTCTCATCTGTTTCTATTGCAACGGGAGTTGCATACACCGTTACCGTTGGCGCTGGCGGGAATGGTAGTACTGGAATGGACACCAGTGGTAGCAAAGGAAATAACTCAAGCGTTATTGGTGGCGCTGTAAGCCAATCGGCAACTGGTGGGGGGTTTGGTTCATTCAGCCCTGACAGCGCATCAGGGTCTACAAACGGCGGCCCCGGAGGTAGCGGCGGCGGAACTGGCGCGTATAACGGGTCTGGTGGCACAGGTAACCAAGGCGGGTATTCGCCGGTTGAAGGCTACAACGGCGGGAACAAAGGCGGCGGTGATCAAGGCGGCGGAGGTGGCGGTGCAAGCGAGGCCGGAAACACCGATGGGCAATCCACCGGAGGCGATGGCGCAGCGTCTTCTTATTCTGGGTCGTCTGTTACTTATGCTGGTGGTGGTGGCGCTGGGTATGGCGGTGGCGCTGGAGGCACTGGCTCTGGAGGCACAGGCGGTGGCGGGGATGGCGCTCCTTCTGGCGGCGCTAGCAACGGATCGGCGGGCACGGTAAATACTGGCGGTGGTGGCGGCGGTGGTACTAATAAGTCAGATACAGGAACTCAGGGCGGCGCAGGCGGTTCCGGCATCGTAATCATTCGCTACCCCGACACCTACGCAGACGCTGCCTCAACCACAGGCTCTCCTACCTATACCAATACCGGAGGCTACAAGATTTACAAGTGGACTTCCTCTGGGTCGATTACTTTTTGAGGTGACACATGGCGCATTTTGCAAAAATTGAAGATGGCATAGTCACTCAAGTAATTGTTGCTGAACAGGATGTCATCGACTCTGGTTTGTTTGGCACTGGTTGGGTTCAGACCTCTTACAACACGCACGGCGGTGTTCATGCAAACGGTGGTATTCCTCTTCGTAAAAACTATGCTGGGGTTGGCTACACATACGATGCTGGGCGTGATGCATTTATAGCGCCAAAGCCGTATGCGTCATGGGTGTTGAACGAAACTACTTGTTGTTGGGAAGCCCCAATGCCGTACCCGCAAGATGGCAAGGAGTATTGGTGGGATGAATCTATAACAGCATGGGTATTGATCCCTACGCAGCCGTGACTTGAGAGACCGTAATGGAAAAATCAATAGAAGAACGCCTAGATGAAATCTTGGATGAACTTCGCAAGGTTCATACTGGATTCGCTAAGACTCCCGGAGGAGAGGTTGACTTTGACGGTCACCGTAGGTATCACGAATCCATGATTGCTGCCGCAACTGCACAGGAAACCTTCTGGCGTGAAATGAAGCTGGAGATCGCTAAGAAAGGTGTGTGGGGGCTTCTGGTAATTATCACTGGTCTTATCGTAGTAGGCATTTCCGCTAAGTTTGGAGTGTACGGAAAATGATTGATCCAGTCTCAGCCCTTGCAGCAGTCCAGAGCGCAGTTGCTCTTATCAAGAAGGCATCCGCTACGGTGGACGATGTTGCCTCGCTGGGGCCAATGATTGGTAAATACTTTGAAGCCAAACACACAGCTACCAAGGCAGTCCAACAGGCTAAGAAGTCTGGCGGTTCGTCGATGGGTAAGGCTATTGAGATAGAACTAGCCCTGAAAGCACAGAGAGACTTTGAGCAAGAACTTCAAGGCTTGTTTTTTAGTACAAATAACATGGATGTCTGGCAAAACATTAAGAAGCGAGCCAGCGACATGGAAGCTGCCAACGCAGAGCAGGCTCAAAAAGACAGCATTGCTGAAGCAAAGCGAAAGCGCAAGGAAGAAGAATTCAACGAGATGATGGTTGCAGTTGGAGTTGTAATTGTGTTTGTAATCTTCATTGGCTGGGCAGGATGGGAAGCAATTTCGTTCTGCTCATCCACGGGTTGCGGACGGTGAAATTCAAGGACTTCCTGACTAAAGAGATTATTGATGGTTTTAAACAATGGTTCAAATTGTTTTGCTACGGGATGGTTTTCATCTGGTTCTTAGACATTATTTCCAAATTGCCAAATGAACTGGCTGTGCCTATCATGGACTCTGTGATGAGCCGATTTAAGTGAGGACTTTATGCTGACGCTACTATCTACTCTAATCTCGTTCCTGATGGGCGGTCTTCCCAAGTTGCTGGACTTCTTTCAGGATAGGTCAGACAAAAAACACGAGATGGAACTTGCCCAACTTCAGATTCAAAGGGAGATGGAGCTACGAAAACTCGGCTTTGAGGCGCAAGAACGGGTTGAACACATAAAGACTGAGCAACTGGAGATTGAAACCAAGTCAAACGAAAAGCAAAGTTTGATTGCTGCCCAAACCGCAGAGATGCAAATGATCTATGCCCATGATATGTCACTTAATGAAGGCACTTCGCAGTGGGTCAAGAACATGAGAGCATCTGTTCGCCCGGTAATCACTTATGGGTTCTTTTTCCTGCTTGTTGGGATTGACTGTGCTTTGATTTGGCATGGATTCAATAGGGGCGTTGATTTTACTGAAATGTCAAATCAATTATGGGATGATGATACACAAGCATTGTTTGCCAGCATAATTGCTTTTTGGTTTGGTGGTAAGGCTTTTGGTAAATGACAACACTGTACGCCATTAAAAACGTGCAATCAGGCAAAGCCTATGTTGGTAGTACAGTTGGCTTCAAAGAGCGCATAAGCACACACAAACGGATGTTAAAGCGTGGCAAGCACCATTGCCAGCACTTGCAACGTGCGTGGGACAAATATGGAGAACAAAATTTTGTTTTTGTGCAGATAGGTCAAGCCGACAACCAAAAACAAGTGCGTGAACTTGAACAAGCATTTCTTGAGTTATTTTTTGGCAATGATTTGTACAACACAAAATGCTGTGCTGTTGGTATGCCAAACGGAAATACACATCCAAGCAAACGTGCCGATTGGCACATGAAGCTGCTTTCTCAAACAATGACACCTGAAGAGCGCAAAGAAAAATATGGCAAATCAAGCCGTGGACGTAAACGTGACCATGATGTTTACTCGGTAGGAGCTAAGAAACAATGGGCTGATCCAGAGCAACGTGCCAAAAAGATGCAGGCTATGCGAGGCAAACGAGAAGTTCTAATTTGTCCACATTGCGGTTTACAAGGCGGTGGCGGCAATATGCGTAGGTATCATTTTGATAAGTGCAAAAGTAAATGAAAGTCAACGATGCTGCCAGAGCGTCTTATGACCTAATCAACGCAAAGCGAGTTGCAGAACAGGTGCAGATTCAGCATTGTGAGCATTTAAAGCATATGCGTAAACTTGCGGACATTGAGGCAAAAAGGCTAAAAGATTTACAAGCTGATTGTATTGCTCAGGCAAGGGAAGCATACCTTGGCAAAGACCAAAAGAACGGTCACAACATCACAATGAATCATGTGGATGTGTATGTATGAATGTAAGTGCAAAAGCAATCGAGATGATAAAGCACCATGAAGGTGTAAGATTCAAGCCATACCGTTGCCCAGCTAAACTTTGGACTATAGGAGTAGGTCATGTTTTATACCCAGATCAAGGCAAGTTGCCAATCGATCAAAGAGATAGTTATGCGCTTCGTCCAGAAGATGATCGCACTTTTAGTAAAGAGGAAGTAGATGCAATACTACGTGCAGACCTTGCTCGATTTGAACAGGGCGTTAGCCGACTTATCACTGCCCAGCTTACACAAGGTATGTTTGACGCTCTTGTGTCTTTTAGTTTTAATGTCGGGCTTGGTACGCTCCAAAGATCAACCCTAAGATTAAAGCTAAACAGGGGCGACAAAGAAGGCGCAGCCGAGGAGTTCTTGAAGTATTGCATGGCTGGCGGCAAAATCCTCAAGGGTCTCCAGAAGCGCCGGATCGACGAGCGCGCTATGTTTCTTGCTTAAATCCTGCAATCACCTCAAGATGAGGTGGTGATTCTTTGTGGAAGATTCCATCAGGCGTTAAGTAGCCTTTTCTGTCCTTGATCTGCTCATACGCCTTTTCTAGGCACTCTGTCAGGCTCACATTCTGGATAGCACACTGCATCAGCAGAGTTACTACGATGTCGCCAATGGCATCCATGATGTCATCTTTGTCATTACGATTGATGGCATCAATTAGTTCAGTTGTTTCTTCTAGCGTCTTGATTGCTTGACCCATAGGCTTACCATTCTGGATGATGCCTCTGGCTCTGCCCCAGATTTCCACATCGTTTTCTAAGCTGACATAGGTAGGCATCAATTTCTCCTGCTAGGCAAAGAATAGGCATCCATTGAACCGGGGCGCTTCTCGGTAATGATGTCTCCATCCCCGGTACGATAGACTGTTTTTCTCCAGTCGCTAATCATTTCATGTTTTGCAACGCCGGGAGAATCGTAGGCTTGTCTGCCTTTGGTGGTGATGTAGTATTTGCCGCTTTCCTCAAAAACATATCCGCTATTGACCAACTTTGTAAGTGTTAATTTAAACACCGGGGTGTCTCTATTATGAGTAAAAAAATTGAGCGTTCTTGACGATGAGGCAAGACTGGCAAGAATGTTAAGTTGTTGTTTGGTTAGGTTCATTTTTGTTTTCCATGTATTTTTCTGCGCCTTTACTTCCGGCTTTTGACTTGGTTTGATATTGCGTGATTTCTTTAGCGACAGTTGGCACTCTCTTACGCCAGTTAAAGTCATTGTCCATTGACTTAACAATGTCTGTTCCGGGCCAGTATTTCATGCTGCTTCCTCATTGAATCTTTGTAAAACTCTTTGTTTGATTTCTTCGCGCTGAATAGCCCTTCTAAGAGCCTCAATTTCTTTTGTAAATTGATCAGCAAAAATGCCTTGGCTAAATTTTTCCATTGCCCGTAAAGCCATCATCATTGCTTCAATAGTATTCATCTGTTCAATGCCCTCTGGATAAGCCACAACTGTATGCTGATAAAAGCAAGTTGAATTGAAATGATTGCTGCGTATGTCATGCGTTTTCCTGATTCTTTATGGCTTGTTTTAGAACAATAATTGCGTCATCAATTGATTGAAATCCACCAAGCATATTTTTTGCTCCAAGATGTTCAATTTGTTTAAATGTTTTAAGAGCCTGTTTCATTGCTTTAATCGTATTTTTTTCTATTTTTAACGCTTCTTTAGCGCGTTGAATACGGTCTTGGCGCTTGGCAATAGCTTCAAATTCTTCGTCTTCTGGTGTCATGTGTTTTCCTTTATTTGATAGTCTTTAAAAACTGTCCCTTTGCTTGCATCTCCTTTCCAGCACTCTTTAACCCATCCACGCTTTCCTGATTTGTAGGTGCGCCAATGTCCCCGTGACTGGTGTCTGCGTGGGCTTGCGTGTGTGCCTCCTTGATGCTCTTGCTTTAACTTTGGGGGCTCAATGACAACTGTGTGCCAGTCAAATGACAAAGCAGACTTTCCTTTGGCGGCTCGCTTGCGATTGATGAATGTTTGTTTTGGAGTTGCTTGGTATGCTGTTCCTCCAGCAGACAGTTTATTTA